CTTTGGTTAGCAGATGAGGTATCGGCTGGAAGCTGGTAAAATCGACCGGGAGTTCCAACTGTACTTCTCCATTGGGACCACGACTTTGTATCGATGAAATAGCTGTAGATGGTGTTATAGTACCTAAACACCAAGCGCCGTGTAACGACAGAGAGAGATACGTCCGGTGCAACTGAATCCACCCCATTCGGGTCAAGATTAAACTTCACCGTTCGGTTGATCTGATTATAGATATTGTTGATAAGTTCATAAACGCGGCCCTGAGAATACACATAGACGTAATTCTCAAAGTCCACGACACAGTATTGATTCGCGGCACCGATATAACCGCTGACCTTATCCTGCTGACCCTTAGAGGGGCTACCGGGATAAGAGAACCGCCACGTTCCATCATTCTTAAAGATCAAGATGGAGTTATTAAGGGGCAACATAGCGGTGATAAAGCCGCCTTCACCCGGAGCAACGTCAAAGAAGTCCGTTGCTGTAGTCCACGTATCCAGCTTAGGCGAACCCGAGCTATCAATCGTGGAGAACATTACGCGGGAGCCGGTAGCCGCATCTCCCGTCCCTGCAATCCAGAGACGTGATTTATAGGCGATAAGGATATCGCCCTTTACAGTACCGGCTCCCGTAATCGTAAAGTCCGCCAGCGTACTATCTGATTTACGCCATTTGAAGCCTTGGATAGTAGCGGCGGTTCCCACAGAGAAGTAGGCCATATCCTGAACCTGTGCGTATCCAGTGACCTTGTTATTATCTCCCGAGAGCAGTTTAATCTGCACGAAAGAAGAGGGGTCGCCACTTAACATATAGCCGAGGGACCAGTTAGTACCCGTCCATTTCTGGGCGATAACGTACCATTCTGACGTTGATACGCGGTAAATACCCATAACCTTCCAGCCTACCACGGAACTATCTGTGGGAAGAGTACTATTGGGCACTACCTGCATAGGCGGCCTCGAAGTGAGAGCACTATCGAGGCCAACCTCGAAGTTAACCAAATCAACGACTTGGTTATCCCCAGCCTCACCGGCTTGGGAGACATTGTTAAGACCCCCCGTAAAGGGGCCGATAAGGACTGGTTTACCAGACATTAATATGAGTCCTCTAGGTCTAGTCGGATAGTTGGGAAGTCAGAGTTTTGAGTGACAGTTCGGTTGGAATGAATTCCCAACGTTTTCTCAAACTGAGTCTGCTTCATTTGCGCCATTTGCGCGTTCTCATCAAGTTCATATGCCTGTCCAAGACAGTATTGAACCAGAGCGGAGTAGTAGCTATCGGGAATAGTAAGGGCATCGGTATTAGCGACTACCTTAGTAGGCAGAGCGGTAAATCGAAAGGTAAGCCCAAGCGGGTATCCCGTAGACGGTACAGGGTAGAGAACGAGGTTTCCCTCTTCTTCGTACCAAGCTACGGGATCACCGGTATTTCCATCCCCGAGAACAAAGTTCTCTGCTTCCTGAACCGTGATAGGCCGGAGCATAGAATCGTTGAATCGGACAGACGTAATGCGGGAAATATTAGACAGATTAGGGTCAGCGGCGAGAGGGTAATTGCTTTGATTAGCAATAACATCGGTCTTAGCCAACCGCTGATTTACAGTGGTATTCTGATCTACAATTTCCCGCTGGCCGTCATTAACCCAACGGATGATATCAGCATCATTGATCTGAACGCCAGACTCGTCACCGAACTGGCGTTTGACCGAAGTGATGATATCAGTAACGGTTCGTGTATAGCGTTCAATAGGCATGTGTTATCCGATACCAATAGAGGGGAACTCATTGTCTGCCCCAAGTTTACGACCGTTAATACGGTAGGTATGGAGCGGGCTGGAAGCAATAGCGTGAGCTACTTCAGCCCGCTCCATAAGGTGGTCCCGCTCTTCCTGCTTACGAGCCTGCTCTTTCTTTGCCTGAGCATCAAGCATGTTCTGGTAAAGCTTCTTTTCACCGTGACGAGCAGAGTCATTCTCCCACAGCCACCGCATAAGGAAAGGCGTGTTACGCGCCATTTCCTCAGAAAGCTCTTTAATGACGAATCCGCCAAGCTGATCTACCAGAGCAAAGGGCTTATCAGCACTATGCTCTGCCCTGTTTTCCGTGGGCTGGTAAGCAACACGAAGATTGGGATATGCCGCATTTACCTGAGCGTCACATTCCAAGACTTCCGAGGGGATAAGGGTTGACCCAACGAATTCAAACATTAAATATCTCTCCTAATTAGCAGTGAACACAGCAGCAACAGCCGCCATGCTGTTCAGACGTAACGTGATCTTCCGGAGGGTTAACCACAGGGGCGGGGGCGAGAGTGACGTTATTAACGCGCTCTACAATCTCGTCAATCTTGGAAGCATAAAGGCCGGGGCACGCGGTAGCGACCCAATCCATGTGCTTATAGATAAGAATCTCTCCATATGTGGCTTCGAGCCAGCGAAGAAGAGATTCAAGAGTAAGAAGATCGCCGGGGGTCATTTCCGGTCGGCACTCAATACCGACGGTAATAGCGTTGCCGTGAGCATTACCGGCGTGCCAAGCGGCATCTTCCGGGGTAACGATACAGAGAACCTGATCTTCCTGAAGAATAAAGTGCGCCGAGGTAGGCGTGTTGTTATTACACAGGAAATTGGCTACATCAGCGATATTCTGACCCATGTTTCCCCAGTGATGAACCGTAGCGCCGCTAATAACGCGGTTTTCGAGGAATACTGTGGGAACATCATCATGAGCGGTGTAGTTCTTGGAACTCCACCGCTCTTCGATAACAATTCCGTTATCAAGCGTAGGCATTTCGCCTCCTATTTAATTGTGATTACTAATGGCTGGCCAGATTAGAGCCGCGACGGCGACAGCAAGACTACCTACGGAAGTTGTTTTAGTCCAACTTCCGTTTTGCTTAGCTCGTATTTCTTGGATATGAGTCGTATTTTCCACGACCTTATTATTAACGGCAGTAAGGTCGGTTCTCAGGCTCTTAGCAACGTCTTCATTATCCTGAAGTCGCCTGCTTTGGTCAATAAGAGCCTGAGAAACCATTCCTTCAAGCCGCCCAATATCTACTCTAACTTGCCCAATAGTGTTGCTATCTCCAGCTTCCATTGGACCTCTTTCAGTTAGATAGGAGACTAAGCCGCCGTAGCTACCCAAGTTCCTAGAGTGCCGTTACCTGTCCCCACAGTGCATACATAGATACGCTGAGTTGCCGTTCCCGGGGTATCGGTTCGGAAGTAGTAATTACCTACTACACCGCCGTTAGGCACAGTCGCCAGAGAAGGGACGCCCGAACCGACAAAACTATTATCAGAGCACTCGATGAGAGTTCCGAGGTTCTTTTGACGGAAGAACTCAGCTTCGGCGCCCATCGGATCATAGAGAAGGGCCGCGAGAGCCTTCGCGGGGAAAAACCGCCTAAGCCGGACAGCGTACGATTCATTCGCGTGCTTGTATGCCGGATCATTGGCATTATAATTAGCCATTGTGACCTCCTAAGTCTATTTTATCTTAACAGTTAAATAAGCTATTTGGAACTACTCTTACGTGATAAGGTTAGGTGAGATGGTCTGTGTAGTTGCGTCACAGTTAATCTTGGTAGCGTGCGTCGTATCTCGGCAGTTAGTGCCGATGATAATGACCTTATCAGTAGTAGTCGTGAAGATACCGTACCGAAGAGACTGGTAATATCCGCCGTTAACGCTAAGGCCGGTTACGTTAGTAACCCGCAGAGAGTCATAAGTAGCCCCTGACCCGCCGCTAACGTGACCACCATTAATGCAATGACCTGTTCCTCCGTCAATAAAAATTCCATACTGTGCCGAAGCCCTGACTTTAGGACTAGTCAGATCGATACGGTTGCAGGTAAGGAAATAAATTCCGTGCTGACCAGCCGTGTATGCGGTATCATTGGCAGAAGTAACATCATCGACAAACTGAATCTGAATACCGTGGGTTCCAGAATTATTTACCTTGTTATTACCCACAGTAAGATTTTTGGATGGAACACCAGAACTCTGTCCTTCGAGAAGCATCCCAGAAGCAGAGCCACTATATATCTTGTTATCAAGAATAGTAGCGCCGTCAAAGTCACGAACTCGAATAGGGTTTGTCCCACAGTCCCGCATTGTCATATTGATGATTTCCACATCATATGACGTGTGCTCGTTTTCCCCGGAGGCTTTACCAACACTAATACCGTAGTTGCAGTGGTTAGCGACGCCATTAAGGATTCTAATGCCGCGCTGTTCGGTAACGCTGTCATAGGTGTGGACGGCATAAGCTTCACCATTACAGTCGGAGCTACTATTTCCATCTGCGGTAATGTACTGTCCCCGGAGATAGAAACCGTGCGTACTACCCTGAGACGTGTTGTCCTTGAAGTTCCAGTAATAGCAACTCTCGTGACAATCCCAAGCCGCACTTGCAGAAAGCTGACCGTGGTTATTAATCACGTCAACATAGATAGGCGGGTAATAGCCGCCTCCTGCAACATGGTGTTTGTTGTTGTAGAAGTAGTTGTTTCTCACAACGACATGTTGAGAGGCTTCCCAAATAACAACGCCATAACCGGTGCTCGATGAGGTAGAGCCTCGGTAGGCTCCCTTTTCAATAAGACCGTTGAGAACGTACTTATATCCAACAGCACAGTCCTCTGCGTTATTAACGTTAACTTTTTCGAGAATGATATCTCGGCCGTATCGAATTTGAATGCCGTTGTGCCGCTTACCGGCACCTGTAACGCCGTCACCCATATCGATAGTAATGTCGTAAATCTCGACACCTACAACCGGAGTAATCTCCTGAAGAGTCAAACCGCTCGTTGAATATCCAAACTGAGTACCGAACTGAAGTGTAATCTGTGAAGAAGAGTCCACAGACTTGACGATAACCATTTCACCTTTAAGGCGGTCATTACCTGCGCGGACCATTCCGGGGACAGGTACTTCATTGTTAGCGATAAGAAGGATATCGCCAGCCGAGATACCTGCTGTGGAGGCAATTCCGGTAATGACCGTCTGCCATTTAACGATAAGAGTGGAGATAGCTACGGTTGCCCCGATAGAGCCGGAGGACGTAATAGCAAACTTCTGGTCCAAAGCGGTAGCACTGGGGATGCCGGTGGCGTCGATAGACATACCATTACCCCAAACAGTGCAACCGCTTTTAAGCTGTAGCTCACTGGTAATCTTATAGCGTGCTCCTGCCTTACCGATAAGGACTTTATTAGTGCTACCGGCAAAGAAGCTATTCAGAAGAGCAGTATCGTCGCTTCCGGTGGGTTCCGGGAAGGAGATAAAGTCATCATCTTCCGGCTCATGAAGCAAACCGGCATTCGTGAGTCGAAGGTACTCGCCTTCGATATCACCGTAGAGCAGAGTAGGATCGGCATTTCGTGCCGGGAACTGAGCGATAATTTTCTTATAAAGAAAACTTCGTCTCTGCTCCACGTACCCTGCCCCGTAAGCGGGAGTAGGTAGTGCGTTAACCACAAGAAATCCTCTCTTAAAAAGGAGGGCGGCCTATTGGCCACCCTCCTTTAATTATTTAGATCCAGAACGCGGTAACAGAAAGCGTTGAGGCGGGTGCTACAGCGGATCGCGGGATAGAGATATCCGTGGCCGCAACCGTAATAGCCGTAGTCATGTTAATTGCATAGATCATCTCATATGTAGCACTAGAGCCTGCCGGAATAAGAATCTGAACAAAAGGCTCTGTAGTGCCGATGGTCGGTGCGGTGGCGTTATAGAAGTTACAGTAAACAGCCGATGCACCGGGGTTTGTAATAACCCAACCGTAAAGCCTGCCTGCCGTCGCCTTAATAGACTGAGATGCGTTAGTCACACCGATAAGACGAGTAGCCGTAGCAGTAGTGCCCAAAGTAGCGGAAGCAGCAAGACCAATAGTTTGGTTAGAAAGACCGACGTTACCTGCAACAATGGTTATAGGGATAGCACGGCCTGTTACAGCGTTGCCTCGACCGGCGCCAACTTCTACCAATACGTCATTGGTATCCTGAACAATGACAGTATCGAAGAGGTTAATAGTACCGGCGGTAGGAGCAGTGCCGAGGTTCTTAAACCGCATCCGAACGAAATACTTTTCTTCAGGATCAAGAGTAGTGCGGGTCTTAGTGACCCGGCTTGTACCCTGACCTGTGCTATCAACAGCGCGGTCCGTAAAGTCAACAACATCAATGCGAGCATCAATTTCACGAATAACAGAGGTACCGGAAGTTGCCACCGTAACAGTTCCCGTAGGGGACGCAGGGTTGGAGTTTCCGCCATTCATGTGAGTAGTCTTAGCCAGCGTGTTAGTAACGCCGTCAAACATCCAGCCAGCATAAGTAGTGCCTGCGGCGTTAACTACTTCAAGATAGATTTCTTGGTTAGCGACGCGCTGGTTAAGGCTGTGACTCCACTGAACCCGAAAGGGTATAGTAAAGCTCTGAAGAGACTGAATGATTGTTTCTTCGTTAATACCGGTGCCCATGTTAACGCTAAGAGAGCCGCCAGATACAGTAGCCGTCATACCGGCACTAATAGTAGCTGACCAGATAGACGTGTCGAGAGCGGTGCCGTTGAAGTTTCGGCGCCATGCGCGATGCTTACCTTCCACGGCACCTAGGGAATTAGCATTTGAATAGTCAGTAGTTGCCATTAATAAATCCTTTCAGGCATAAAAATAGGGAGGTAGGGATTAACCCTACCTCCCTATTTGTTTAGTTATCTACTAGGAGATATCTTCGGTGATGTTAG